TTGCATCCCAATCGGAATTGACTTGAGCCGCAGGGATAGTCGGTTTGTTTTTAATATAGTCGGGAGCTTGGTTGTCCGTTTGTGTCCAATCCGACTGCACCTGCTCGCCAATTATACGATTGATATTTACAACGTAATTGTTCGGGTTTGCTACGATGTCAACCACGTCAACCGCAGCTTGTACGTTGATGTCGATTGTCTCAACTACAACCGCTGCATTTACGACGATGTCGTTGATTGTGTCTTGTACTATTATATTTACATTGTCAGCCATGCTTATCGTGTAATATCGTCTGTTACTGTAAAGAGTCCACTTATCCAAGTGTCAACCTCGCCACTCTCTTGAGTGATTTGAATGTCGTATTTGTAGGTGCAGGCTTGAATGTCGATTATTTGCTCATCGATACAAAACTCGCCGTTTACTGCGTCGAAAATAGTAATTGGCACCTCCAAAGCAACAACGCCTCCAGCCTCTTTACGCAATTGCATACGTACATCGCCATCGGTAAGGTCTAATGGTACCTCGTTAACGTTTATTTGAAAGTCCGTCTTTTTGAACGTGTCGCCCCTTTTGGTCGAAAAGTTTAGTGTCGATGCCATTTTTTAAAAATAGTTTAAGTTTTTTGATGTTCTCTTCTGTTCGTTTGTCGGTCTTGCGCATATATTTTAATATGGGTTATCGAGATACCATTTGCCGCAAATCATTCGGTTGCGGATTGGGTTAACTATATTATTTGAGCTGCTTACATATTCGGGTAAGTGGAATTTAATAAGCCACTTTTCCATACGATTTTGATACATCTCAGCCTTTAATCGCATATTATTTACCAAGTAGTCAACTTCGGTTTTGTCAACCGCCACCGAGTTATCAGGTTGCGCCTTAAATATACCGTTGTTGTTTACTTTATAGGCGCCGATTAGGAGGTACTCTACTGCGCTTTGCGAGATTAAAAAAGGTTTGATATAATCTTCGTACAAAGTTAAATAATCTCCGCTTAAATCGTCGTTATCGAAGTCGTCGCAAATCTTATTGTATAATGTCTCCCCTAAAATCTCCTCAAGCCTTGTCCTTTGGGCATCTGCAATGCAGGGAATATATAAATCTATGTCCAAATTTCCCCCAAGTAGGGTGTTTTTTGTAAGCTCGTTCTCTTTAAGTAGTATAATAGTTGCCATTTATTGACGATAGTTTGGAGTTAATGACCAATAATTGTTTTCTTTTGATGCTATTTGAGCAACCTCAGCATCATTTTGTTGCCATTTTGCCATTGGTCGGTCTGCTGGATCGAGGTCTAAAATCATTTTTCGAGCGTCATTTATTCCTATTTGCTTATTATTTTTGCGCAAATAGATTTTTCTCATCCAAAAATGTTGACAATTTACCGATCCTTTATACAACCATATATCGTAAGTGTCGGCTCCATTAGGTCCAAATCCCTCGTTCACTCTTTTTGAGCCTGCCAAAACGATGTCTTCTTTGCGGTATGTACGCCCTGCGCTTATCATTTTTTTACAAAACTCACGTTGAGGAGTTGCACTACCTGCGTAAGTATAGCGGATTTTAAACAACATCGTGTCCTGCTCGCTTGTTACGTTAGGAAAACTCGCAAACGACTTGGCTAAATTCAAAGTAATTTCGTTAATCTCTAAATCGCCACGCACTGGAATAGCGTCTACTTCCTCCCACTCATCCTCGTCAACGATTTCGCCCATCTCGATAAGCGCGTCGGCTACTTCCGAAAGTCCGTTGTCGTCTTTTGAGCAACAAACGTGCTGCGCTGCCAATTGAGTAACAACGGGAGCCTTTACAACTACTTCCTCCTCGCTTCTTAAACTTTCAAATTCTAAATCCAAAGTCAATCCGTTAACCGCAAAAATCTCCATCAACGAGTCCAAGATAACCTCTTGCTTTGGTTTGATTACATTTATCATTAACTCCTCAAATCCGACTTTTATTTCGTCCGCCGTTGAGCTAAATCCTGCCGCCTCTTTGATACCCACCAGCATTGGCGATGTCAATTTGTGGGCCGTGCAAAGTTGTTGCCTTGCCTCAGCACTCAAATACGCATACTGCTGGTGCGCGTCGCTCACTTCCAAATTACTGATTGTAATCTCATTCTCTTTGGTGTCGTTCCAATTCAAAAAGAATTTCCCCGCGTTGCTGCTGCCTGTTAAGTGTTGGCGGATTGCTTGAGTGTTTAGTAAGATTGTCTCCTCACTTGGTTGCACTCCAGCGTTCATATTTATGATGTGGCCAAAGCTCAAACCATTTTGAATATGATTAACGGAGTAATTCGAGATCTCGTTCTCCATCGCTGCCCACGAAAGTCCGGAAACGTACGACGGGTTGGAGTAGTAAAATTGCCCAACTTGGTAATCGTGAATTACATAAATCTCGGAGCGTTCCCCCATTCCATCGCCGTATCCAAATGCGTCGATGCGTTCGGGTTTATATTTGTTTACGTTGCTGAAATCATAAGAGTAGTAATACCCTGTTATATCGCCCTCATCGTTCGCCACTTCGGGAGCGATGCGTTGTTTGGCAACGTGAAAGCAACGTTGAATTTTATTATTGATATATTTAAGCTCAATCGACGCCTCGCCAAACATCTCGAAATCTTTGCATATTTTACGCAAATCCTTCTTAGATAGGAGCGACATGATCGCGGCCCACTCGCTCGGCTTTTTAGCTTTGTCTTTTGAGGTCAATCCTTTACCATAAATGAACTGCGAATAACTATCGATGACCGCCGAATTTGTAGGCGATCCGTTGTAGGCGTCAATTATAGTTTGATAAAATGAGTTTTTCTCTCCGTTTAATACCCACTTTTTACCCGAGACCTCTTTAATCTCAGGGCGAATGTAATTCGATAGGTTTATTACTTGTAGTTTGTCCATAAATTATACTTTTAAAACTCCGTTATTGAGTTCAAAATTTTCCAAATCAGTTTGAGCCGTAGCGTAAGCCTTGCCTCTATATATAAGCTCGTCATTTTCGTTGATTGTAACCTCAAACGATTGGCCTTCTTTTAAAATTGGCGTGTTGAAAATCAAAACTAAGACGTTATTTTGGTAATATACGGCAGTTGTTTCGATTGTGTAAGTGATGTCGCGCGTTTCGTCTCTTAATAAAAACGTTATTTCGCCACTATTGTACCCTCTTGGGATGCAACGAAATTGGTAAGGCGCAGTTAAATTGAATGTCCACATACTTATATAACTAAAAAATAACGATTTGTAACAAAAAACGCCCCGAAAGGAGCGTTTAATGAGACAAAACTATGAAAGAAATTAAGAAACAACGTCTTCGGATTCCAAAGCATAAAGAGCCGTTACCATACCCGCGCTCAAGAATGGCGACAAGTTTGACTCCTCAGCAGCGATGGTAAGTTGAAATCCGGATAAATCGCCTCCGGCTCCTCCGGTTTGTTTTACGCAATTGGTCATTGTGCCGTTGGTTAACCCAATTAGCATGATGTTTCCGTTGTAGTCCTCAACAAAAACTTGAGGACGACCTGCACAAATCAATTGGATTTGAGCTTGTAAGTCTGCGCTCAATTTTGGCAAAGTTACGGCCAAAGATTGTGCGTTTAAAAATGTTCCGTTGTCTTCCGACACGGTACCAGTTTCAGTCAAGGCGTTTGTGGTAGCCTTTACTTCATATTTGAAAACCTCAGCGAGATCTCCTAAGTCGGTCAATACTTGAGCGGCAATAGTGTACCCATACTCGGCGAAATTTGCTAAATACAAATTTTTGATTCCACCGCGTTGGTCTTTGCAACCCAATAATTTACCCTTTGTTATTAAACAGGCCATATTGATTTTTGGTATTTAAAACCGCCCCAATTAAGAGGCGGTCTTTATTAGTATTATGCTTCGTAAGTCAAGTAAACGATTTCCTCAGGGTTGTAGTATCCAACACCAACATTGTATACAACTTTACCTCTTACTTTACCAGTCAATAGACCGATTTCGTCTTCGTCAACCATAGCCACTTGATTGTGGTCAGCAGTTAAACCAGTAGCAAAAACTAAGTTTTTACGCTCGTAGATAACAACAGTGTTGTCAGGTAATCCGTTCAATACAGTGATTGTGTGACGTCCGAAAGTTAAAGGGAAGTCAGTGTTACCCATTCCGTAAGTGATTCCTTGAGTAGACAAGTGGAAGCTATAAGCCTCAGCAACGTCAGGAGATACGGCGAAAATTAACTCTTTGTTTTTCAAAGCAGTTGGAACGTCAGCTAAAGCTGGTTTCAAATACTTAGCCAAAACGTTTGACTCACTTACAACGGCGTCAGCAGTTGGCTTGTTTACGTCTCCATCAGCAGCGAACAAAGTCAAGAATCCGTCGAAGTTTGTAGATGACTGCCAAATGTCAGTCTCTAATTTCTCGCCGATTGCACCCAAAACTTCTGCTTGGATTGCGTCCATGATGTCGCTTGGAGCGGTTGAGTTAGCAGCACCTGCACCCATAATCCCATCGGACCAAGTAGCACGGAAATCTTCTTTACAAACGTCGAAATCGTTTTTGAATTTGAACGGCTCAACTAAGTTCTCGTTCAATACGATTGTTCCTGCTGGAGCAAATCCGCAAGTGTAAGCGGTTGTTCCGTCGGTGTAAGCAATTTTACGCAAGCTCAATTTGTAGTTTACGTTTTCAGCGATTGTTACCGCATTTTTTTCAATTGTGTCAATAGTTTTGAACGCTTGACCAATAATAACACCGGCATCACGTCCGGCGTAGTTTGATGATACAGTTGTACTTGTAGGCATTAGTTTAAGTTTTTAAGATTATTTTGAATTTTTTGTGTGCGTGTCATTTTCACGTTTGTGTTTGAAACCTCTTTTACTTCGGGTTTCGCTTTTGTTGACGCTTTTACATCTACTTGAGTTGTTTTAACCTC